TCACGCTAATAGAACCAGCCGTGGTTACTCCTGTTAGTGTATCTACTTTTAGAATACTAGCCATTATGCGAGGTCTCCGTGAGATGTGCTGCTAACTCTGCGGTCAACAGCCGAATTAGCTTCCTCTAATTTTACAGTGTAATCAGTGGTGTTGCGGCTATTGTTGTAGACGACAGCATTATTGTTTTGTGAACAATTTCCATTCACAACGGCTTTGTTATCACTCATGTTGTTAGTGTAAGTATAAGTATAATCGCCGGTTCCGTTGTCTGTAGTGCTGGCAATATTAAGACTGCCAATATCTTCAGCGTTTGATTCTGCGATAATAAATGCTTTAGTCAACCCCTGCACAACATTGGTTGTAGCACCCCCGCCTTCAGCAACAGCAACAGCGTTGTTGGCGACCTTTACATTCGTGCCACCAGAGCCAGCCTTATCTACAATGGTATCTACGTTAAGTTGGCTGGTCATACGATGCTCCAATATCCATTAACAGTGACGGTGGCAGACTGGGTGATCGGACCACCGCTTACGCCATTCTCATCGCTGTCGATTGTAATGTCCGCACTGATCGTTTGACCGTTAAGCCGGATAATCGAGTTATTGCCCTTGAACGGATACCGCGTGTCAGCTTCCGCCTTGGTGTAGCTGTTAGCTACAGAGAAGACATCGTAAACCACCATCTCAACGACATCGTTCAAGCTGGCCGCAGTCACCAAGATAATGCTGGTGCCTGTCGTGCTGGCGTAGTCGGTGACCGGCTTCAAAAGCACACCATTTTGGTAAACGTCCAAATAGTTGCTGTCCGGGTAATTCAGTACCTTCGCATCAGCATCCGATCCGCTGAACGTAGTCTGACCCGCCGTTGCCTGATACAGGTAACGGTTACGAACACCAACTGATGGGGATTTACCAATATATGATGACATTAATCCGCATCCTCTATCGTTAGTGTACCTGCATCAACTTGGCGCATGATTTCTGCGTAGTGTGTGTTAGCTGGGTCAAGTGGAACTGACATTTCAACGCCATCAATGGTGGCTTTTATGCCTATATTATTTGACCCATCATCTTGATAATATTGTGCTACTGTAATAGTCATGTCTACAACTCCGCTTCTGCTGTCAATTGGATAGCCGGATTATTACTACCAAAGTTGACAGTATTCCCCGTATTATCACAAGAAATCCTATCTGCGGTTGACGCTAGTACCCTAAAATTACTACTGCTAACTGCACTAGAATTACCCCATTCTGCGTTTGCCACATAAGGATTAAAAGATACAATAGATGGAGTTGCTCTCATAGAAACCGCTAAATCCCAAGTGCCGCACGGCTCCCAAGCAGAAGTGCTGGTAACAGACCGTGCAACACCCATAATCGAACCACTGTAAGTGTCTAAATTTTGCGCGGGTACAGTAGCATACGCGAAAGTTTTTTGATAATACCGCTGACACGCCGCCAGTTCTTCACCAAAGCTGCGGTGTTCAAAGTCGGATGCGTTGGATCCGACTTCAAGCTGCACTCCGGTCAGATACCAATTATTATCTGTACTACTTGCAAGGTTTACGTTTAAACCAGCAGCACGGTTAGCAGATACTTCTGAGGCCCAAGAAGTTGCTAGTGTGCCGCTTGTATAGGTGCTACCAGCAGCAAGCCACCAATTTATTTGGAAACTTCTCTGGCTGTCATTATCTAATGTGCCGGTAGTATCTCCATCAAAAGTAAGAGTTTTGTATTCAAAAGTATCTGCTTGAGAAATTGTATATGTCTTCGCAATATGCCTTGTGTTGTCTTTATCATTCAACTCAACAACGTAAGTTCCGGTTAGACTTGACCGTACCCAAAAAGATAATGTTACTTTTTCCGCAGAAGATGTTCCCTTTTTTAGCTCTTGTAAATCTTGACCTTCTATACGGTATTGACACGAGATTTGGTCTGCACTGGTAATACTTGTATCTGCTGTAGTGCAGTCAAGTCTCCAACTGCTCGCAAAACCAGCGCCTGATGGCACAGTAGCACTTTGTAAAATTCTATGAGTGCCAGCACCTGATAGCCCTAGTCGAAACCTATCTGGGCCACCATAACTTGAACCTGTCAGGCCGCTAACGGTGCCTCTCTGAACAACTTGCATGGCTCCGTTGATGATAAGATTTCTCCTACCAGTGTTGAAGCCCATACCTTGTGGTCTTACTGTTGTCAGAGCCATGCTAGTTATCCTTATGCGTAGGGAGAGTCGCCAAGTACAGACGTATCCCAAGCTGCCTTCAGCTTTGCAATAGTGTCTGCGTCTGTGATCGCCTTCGCCGCTGGGGCATCACGCAGTTTGCCTTTTTTAGTTACAGATGCGGCCTTTGCATCGGCATCATCAGCTTCTAAAGCCTTCATGTACACAACATCCTCTGCATCAAGCAGAGGTGTCCGTACTTCGCGGATTTTGTCCTTGAAGATTTCCTTGGCGGCTGTCATGTCTTCTGAAATAACAGAACCAGAAAGTGACCACGCACCACGGAAGTGGCGGTCTGATGGAACGGTAGCAGTTGAAGCATCAATCTGATTACCGTCTTTATCGACTATATAAGTTGTTGTCATAATACGCTCCTATGCGGCAACAGTTTCATCAGTGGCTAGGTCTTCACTTATCTTCCAAGCATTGCGCCACTCACGAGTCGCTGGAAGCTGTTCCTTGCGGCATATTACCATTTTTGGCTTGTTTCCGCTATCATAGTTACGCCACACGCTTTGTGGGCAATCTTTCATAATCAAATACTCAATGGCCTGCTCTTCGGTCATCGCCTCAATAGGCTTGGTGTTGTGCAGCAGAAAGCCACGAGTGTGCTTCGTGAAGCCCTCTTCGGCTTCGTCTTTGGCTAGTTCCCAGTACACTTCGACAGGTGGCAGGATACCGCCCTGTAACGCACAGGCCATCCAGTTAGGGTCAGGAACTAGTATCTTTGCACATTCATCTACACTGTCCTCATACACTACGCGATAGTCTGACTGCACACCCTCAAGGTTCTCTTTGGCCCAGCAGAGCCTATCCCATAGATGTGTGCCTTGAAACTCTGGGGTCACTGTCATGCGAGGTCTCCTATAGAAGCAATACAACATTCACTAGGGTTAAAAACTGTCTGTTGTGCGTACTGTGTATCTGCCCTAACCTTGCTTGTTAATTTTCCGTCTGTTGGAGTAGCTACGTTTGCTAGGGTATTATTTGATGTAGAACCACCACCCCCAGTAGGGCAGGCATAAGTTCTCTGTGCAAAATTATTAGTGTATGTAAAGTCGTGTCTACCAGATTGAACATCTGTAATGGACGCAATATTAATACTCTGCTCTACTACAGGGGTTTCAAGATTTGCTTGAAACCAAGCCCGTGGGCTACCCGCAACGATATACTGCGTATCCAGCGAACCTGCGGTGCTGTGTTCTAGGGTATCTGCTTTGATTTTACCTAGTGCCATTATGCGAGGTCTCCTTCAATACTTGCATTTAGATACTGAGCATCTTTAGCAGTAGTGTTAGACTGCATTGAATACGATTGATAGTGACTTGTTGTATTTACATCATTAAGCGATTGCCAAAAACAATCTCCACTACTGCTGTTTCTAACGCCACCGATACAAGTATAATTAGCACTCGACATACTGTTGGTTAAATTGTTTCTCACATATCCCGTTCCAACATCAGTAATGCTTGCAACATTGAATGTGTCTCTTACTGCAATCGTACCTGTACCATTAACCAGAGACCAAGACTTCGCCAATCCCTGTTGCAGATTAGTAGTCGTGCTATTACCTTCGCCTGTTACAAGGATAGACCCAGCGGTGCTTGTGCCAGTGAGTTTGTTTACTAATATCTCACTCATGCTAGGTCTCCAAACTCTTGGATATAAAAGTACAACGAGTCGCCACTAGAACCGTTTTCACCTGAAACACCAGACCAGTATCCGTTTCTTTGCTGTATAGAACCCGTTGCCTGTACAAAATTAGTGTTGTTAGTCTGCGAAAACTGGTTGTCTTCAGATATGTTTGTGTGGGCGTGTGAATAATTTGCATCATCAAAAGACGAAGTAAAACTCGTCGTATAGTTGCCTGTTCCGTTATCAACGACGCCACTTACATTGAAGCTGTCACGGGTAGCAATGGTGCCGGTGCCATTCAGGTTAAGCCATACCTTCGTTGCACTCTGCTTCGTCAGCGTAGCCGCACCGCCGCTGGTACTCTGGATGGTATCTGCCTTTAAGGTACTCATAGCGTCACCAATGTTCCACCGCTTTCAACGGTTAATGTAACACCAGAAGCCACAGTAAACGGGCCAGTTACATTGGCGTTCTCTGTAGCAAGGATGGTTGTATTTGCTGTGAGGGACTGTGCGTTGGTACGGAACAAGCCGCCAGCCTTAAACGTACCCTTGTTGCCCTCTGGCGGCACAATCGAGCCTGCCTGCGGAGCTAGGTAATTTACGAAGATGTTACCCGTGCCAGAAGAAGGCGCGGCAGTAAATGTAAGCGTTGTGCCATCCGGCACCGTATATGCAGAAGCGGCGTCCTGAATGACGCCGTCAACAGAAACCAAAATGTCCTGCTTAGAGGATATAGTGGTGTTTAGCGTAAACGTAGTATCGCTACCGTCACCGTTAAACTGCTGAACAGCCTTAACCGCCTGATAGTTTACGGCTGGTTTATTACCCTGATACGCCATCAGCTACCCCTTATGTTATATCCAGATGGCTCATCACAACGTCTACACCAGACGCCGTGTCACAAATCACCTTGATAATATCCCCCGGCTCCATGACCACCTTCTGATCCCCGCCAACAACAACTAAACTGCCGCCTACCGGAACCGGTGCATCCTTCACCAAAAATACGTTGTCCTCCGCACCAGATGTGCGGCCTGCTGCCAAAAGCTGTACGTCCACAGTGACCTGTGTAGTCACAATGTTGGCGCAGGAAAGACCGATAACGGTTGTCTGCGTGGAAGAAGGACAAGTGTAAATATTAAGACCGCTCGTCCCCACCGCTGTTTGTGTCTGACTTAAAAATGTATTTGCCATCTGTTACCCCAGTGCAATAGCTAGTGCGACTGCTGACCCAGCCTCATCTACGTTTAAGTTTGCCCGTGCGGCAGAAGCAGAGCTAGCTCCTGTACCGCCGTCCGCAACGGCTAGATCAGTAATTCCTGTAATTGTACCGCCTGTGATCTTAGCACTTGATGTACTGAGAAGGTTTCCTATATCCACAACCGCCGCACCAGAGCCTGCACCATCACAATAAACAATAGCAGAACGACCATTAGCAACAGATACATTTCCCCCGGACCCCTGCGTAACAACAATATCGCGGCTACCAGATAGCGCGTTTTGAAACAAGAAAAATGTTGAGGAGGTGTTCGGGCCTACAGTAAGAGTTACGTTGCCGCCAATATCGCCGCCATCTACAAACTTAATAGCGCGATACATTCCGTCTTGTACATTGCTTTGGCCTTGGTTTGGAGATGCGGCTCTTATTGTTAGCGTAGAGGATGTATTAGACAGCGTTATAGACTTGTAACCCGCTAACCGGTCAAATAAATCAAAATTGAAGTTAGTGGTGTCGCCCCACGAACCGGATTGTTCACCTGTGGCGGGCTTTTCTATTCCAAATATGGTGCTAAACGAGCTAGCCATTTAAATCTCCTACGCCGCAATATCCGTCCAATTTGGCGATTGAGAAGGATTAACCCCAGACCAACTTGGCGATTGAGACGGGCTAATTCCCGACCAATTCGGCGTCTGGCTTGGACTTATCTGTCCCCATACAAATACATTACCACCAATTTCTCCGGTGGCCGATACTCCCGTCA